ATTAAGACCACAAGTAGGAAAGCTTTATCTATTCCCAAGCTGGTTGCAACACATGGTTTACCCCTTTCAGGGTAAAGGTGAAAGAAGAACAGTCGCTGCTAATCTCAACTGTTGGGATATGCAGGAGGCAGCTTGATGCCAACAGTAAAAGAATCTTTTTCTAAAATTGAAGCTCACGAAAGAGAGTGTGCTATACGGTACGAGTACATAGAAAAAAGACTAGATGAAGGTTCTGCTAAATTTAAAAAACTAGAAAATATGATATGGGCGGTATATCCATTCATTCTAGCATCCATAGTTTTTGCAAAGTTTGTTTAAATGAGGAAAAGTGTCATGAGTATATGGAATAAAATTAAATGTTTTTTCTTTCCTAATCTTTTTGAAACGGTTCGTGCCAAAGATAAAAAAGGCAGATACGTAGCAGATGATCCTAAAACTGCTAAGAACGAAGCGTATGTCAAAAGATCTAAGAAAAAGAAAAAAACAGTTAAAAAGAAAAAAGCGAAGAAGTAATGGAAGAAAATATCAAAAAGAAAATAGAGCTAGAGATTGAAGTAGATACAGTCCACAGCGAACGAAGCATTAACCCATATCAAAAATGGATTCATTTAGCTAAAGCTGTTGATGCATGGCGCATATTTCCTCGTATGTTTTTAAGTGTGTACATATTTTTACTGTACTACTCTGTTATGTGGTTTATGGAATTACCAGAACCCAACTTAGAACAATCTGGTCTTATTTCTATTATTGTTGGTGCTGGTGCTGCTTGGTTCGGTCTATATGCAGGAAGCGCAAGTTCTAGTAAAAACTTTAAAGGTGAAGAATGAAAATCTTTATAACTAGAATAAACGATGCAGACGGGACTGAATATGTTGGACCACAAATAATAGCTAAAGACAGAGATGATGCCGAAAAAGAAGCAATAGAACGTGGGATTTGTATAGTTGGTGTTCTCGAAGCAGTTGTTACAGAACAGGTGGTTGAAGGATGGAACAAGGTTTTGCACTAATAGCAGATTTAGGACTACCAGTAGCTGGTGGTTTAATAATGGCTTATTTCATATTTCTCGTAATGAAACAAATGATGGATGCTTTAGTGAGCGAAATCAACACAGTTCAAGCAATATCTAAAATGCTTATCACTAGAGCAGCAACAATGAACAATGACATGATACGCATAGACACTAGTGTAAGTAGTGCATTGAATCTATCTCCTGATTTAGAGCGAATAGCTAGAGCTGAAAACTTCGTAGAAGATGGAAAGATAGATGCAAGACGAGATTAATTATCCACCGATAGGCGATGGCGAAGCTGTAGTAGATGGTTTATTTAGTTTAATATACCTACACCCCTCTGATTATTTTATTGTGATAGGCTCTATGAGTTTGTTTGCAATCTATGGATTATCTATATACGCAGGTATTAAATACATACAAAAGAAGTTTAAATAATGGATATCGTAAAGTTAGTTTCAGAGTTTGGCTTCCCGATAGTGATGGTTGTAGGGCTAGGTTATTTTGTTTTCTTTGTTTGGCAAACAATCACGAAGAAAATAGATCCTGCTGTACAGGAAATGAAAGTCACTATAATAAGACTTACCGATCAATTACGCTTATTAGATCAAGATATGATAAGATTACAACAAAAGGTGAATACAGTATTAGAACTGAAAGAAGAAAATAAATTGAAGGATGAAAATGAAAAGTAGTTTGACATTTACATTAATACTCTATTGGTATATAGCAGTGTTACTATTAGTCTTGAATATTGGTGTTAATGCAGACGAGATATCTTACAGGTTTAAATCACCTAGTTTTTCTGGGATAAATACTTCTAGTCATTACCTTACGATTGAGAATCAGGAAGCTACTAGAAGACAGGCTATAAAAGATGAGGTAGAAGCATACAAAGATGAATTAGCCAGAGACGCAGATAACACTACGCTTGCAAGATTTATTAGAAACTTAGAGAGCAGAATCTACGCGCAACTATCTAGGCAGATGGTTGAACAGTTGTTTGGAGAGACTCCGCAAGAGTCGGGTAAACTAGAACTAGAGGGTAATACGATTGAGTATATTGTCGAAAACGACACAATTACACTTACAATCACTGACGAAACAGGCGGTACAACGAATATCACTGTTCCTATTGGTGATTTTACTTTCTAGTTGTGCGTCAAAAAATGTATTAGAAGGCGGTGGTGTCCCTAATATTGTTATACAAAGTTCTTCTATATTGTCTCTACAATCAGAAGAACTTAAAAATTTAGCTAGAGCTAAACGAAAACCAGTGATAGCTATTTATCCTAACAGTTTTAAAGACCACACAGGACAGCGTCAAAGCAATGGAGAGTTTGCTTTATTTAGTACAGCTATTACACAAGCCCCAGAAGCATACTTGATTAGGGCTTTAAAGCACGCTGCAGACGGTGAATTTTTTAAAGTGGTAGAGAGGGTAGGGTTAGAAAGTTTAACTAAAGAAAGACAAATAATACGCTCTACTCGAGACAGTTTTGAGGAAGATAGTGCCGTAAAACCTTTACTTTTTGCTGGACTTTTAGTGCAGGGAGGAGTTTTGAGTTATGATACTAATATAAAGAGTGGTGGATTAGGTGCTAGATATCTTGGAATAGGATCTAGTAAGGAATACAGAGAAGATTTGATTACAATTAGTTTGAGGTTAGTTTCTGTTTCTACTGGTGAAGTTCTTATTGAAGTTTTAGTATCTAAAAGTATTATCTCTGTTGGTTTGTCTCAAGATCTTTTTAGATTCATAGATCAAGGAACTAAACTTATAGAGGTAGAGGGTGGTGTAGCAGAGAATGAAAGTACATCAATAGCTTTACAAAAAGCAATAGAAGAAGGAGTATTAGAAATAACTAAATTAGGTATAAATAAGGGGTATTGGGAATATGAGTAATAATTATAACAAAATAATCGTATATGGTACTGTAATGCTTTGGTTTTTGTTTGCATACAGTTTGTCTTATTCTGATGATAATGAGATCTATGTAGATCAAGTTGGTGCTACAGCAAATATAGATCTTGAGCAATTAGGAAGTGGTAACATCATAGGTGGGTTAAACTCTGCACATGGTAGTATGACTGCATTTGATCTTGATGGCGCAACTATGACTTTAGATGTAAATCAAATAGGTAATAATAACAAGATGTTAGGCGATATCAATGCAGATACATTTACAGGTATATTCGATTTTGATGGAGATACAAATAGTTTTACGATACAAGTAGATCCTGGCAACTCGAACTCGGCAGATAACGCAAATGTGAATGTGGACGTGGACGGATCAACCAACACTATGACACTAGATTTAGCTACAAATGCTTTAGCGAGTGGTGCAGATATAGACACTATAGTTCAAGGTTCAGGTAACACAGTTAATATTGATTTAGATGTAGACTCAGGTACAAACTACATAGATCTTGATGGTGATAGTAATACTGTAAATTATGATGGAGATGGATATGCAGGTGGGTATTTTAAACTTGAGCACGACGGTAGTAATAGGTCGTTTGCTGTTGATCAACAGTCTACGCAAGACAACGATTGGTTACGCATTACTTCTGATGGTAGTAATGGCACTGTGTGTGTCAACCAAGACGATCAAGGCACAAGCGTTGGATGTTGATATAGGTAATATCACAGAGCTAAACGGTAACACTAGAGTAGTGCGGGATAAACCATACGAAAGTGAGATTGATTTCTCACTAAACTCTATGGATAAATTAGAGACAGCTATCGGTCGTATGGGTGTTACGTTCAGAGACGAAACGACTATACGTCTTACAGAACATAGTAATGTTGTTATCGACAAGTTCGTATTTGACCCTGACCCAAGTAAATCTAGTATGGCTCTTAATTTTATTAAAGGTACTGGTAGATTCATAAGTAGTAAAAAGAAACGTATTCCTAATGATAATATCACAGTCAGAACTAATTCAGCTACGATAGGAATCAGAGGCACAGATTTCACACTTACGGTGAAAGAAACTGGTGAGACTCTTGTTATATTACTACCAGACGAGAACGGTGACGCTAGTGGTGAAATTACAGTTAATACAGCATTAGGACAGGTGGTTTTAAATCGACCTTATGAAGCAACAACTGTGTATAATTTTGAAACTTCTCCTACCCCAGCTGTTATTTTAGATTTAACTTTAGATATGATCGATAACTCGTTGATTGTTAACCCACCAAAAAGCGTAGCAGAACAAACAGATGAGTCTACTTCTGTAGCAGATAATATCCTAGACGTTGATTTTTTAGAGTTTGATGAATTAGACCAAGATGAGTTAGAACAAGATGATTTAGAATACACTGAATTAGATATAGATTATCTGGCAGCCAATTTTTTAGAAGATCTTTTAGATATAATACAAGAAGTTGATGAACTTTCTAAAGCAGACAGGGCTTTATCCGCTGATGGAGTAAAAGGCACATCAGTGGGTTATGATAGTCAAACTCAAATAAGTACATTCGTAAGCGACGCAGAAGTTAAATTTATAAGAAGCGTAGAGGATAGCTTGCAAATACAAGTATCTAAAGACGGTTCATACAACATAAGAATCGATCAAGAAGGCAAAGTTAATCAAGTCTCTGTTAATGGTGGAAGTTCTTCAACCATCAATATTTCACAAGGTAGTTAAAATATTGATCTATTTAGGTTAAACTAAACATATGGGCTTACAAACAAACATAATTTTAGGTGGTTTATTATTAGCAAGTTTGGGTGGAAGTGCCATGTATATCAATATGCAGAACTCAAAAATAGATAAACTTAACATAGAGTTAAGTGTAGCGATTACTAATCAAGAAGTGTTAAAAGCCTCAGTAGAGAAAAGTAATAAAGAGCTGCAAGATCAATTAGATAGAGAAAAGATAAGTCAGGAAAAAATAGCAGAATTAACAGAAGTGAGTAATGAAGCTCGCAAAGAAGTAAATAAATTGAGAAACACATTCGCTAGACATGATTTAAATAGTCTAGCGATAGCAAAAGGTAATTTAGTAGAAAATATTATTAATAAAGGCACAGCTAGGGTGAATAAAGAATTAGTAGACTTAACTAATCCGAGGCAGTTTGATGAAAATATTACTAATTAGTCTTATATTATTTACAACTGGATGTTCTAGTATATTATCAAAACCACCTAAAGTCGACCCAGTAGAGATTATTACAGTACAAAAACCTGCGCCGATGTATCACCCACCATTACCAGAAGCAGTTTCTCCCGCTGTAGTTAAATGGAAAATATTAAACCCAGAAACTATGCGAGAGTATATGACAAATTACGATAAGGGAGACGCACCAGCTGTTGCTTATTACTCTCTGACTACACAAGGTTATGAAAACCTTTCTAATAACATAGCCGATGTAAAACGGTACATACGACAAAATTTAGCTATAATAGAATACTATAGAGATAATGATCCAACGGTAGAGGATAATCAAGATGGACAAACAGAAATTAATTGAAGAGTTGAAAAGAGATGAAGGGGTTAGATTTAAACCGTATCATTGTTCTGCAGATAAACTAACTATCGGTGTAGGAAGAAATTTAGATGACGTAGGTATAAGCGAAGCTGAGTCTGATTTTTTATTAGCTAATGATATAGATAATTGTGTGTCTGAATTAAAAAGAACTTTTAATTGGTATGGTAGTCTGTCTGATGTTAGACAAAGAGTGATGATTAATATGTGTTTTAATTTAGGGCTTAGTAGATTAATGAATTTTAAAAACTTTCTAGGCGCGGTTGAGTCAAAAGACTACACTAAAGCAGGTGTTGAGATGTTAGATTCAAAATGGGCTAGACAAGTTGGACCCAGAGCAACTAGATTAAAAGATATGATGGTAGAGGGGTAAAATGCCTTTAAGTAAATTTATATTTCGTCCAGGAATAAATAGAGAAGGAACTGACTACGATAACGAAGGAGGTTGGTTTGATGTTAATCTTGTTCGTTTTAAAAATGGCAGACCTCAAAAAATAGGTGGATGGGCTAAAAACACACTACAGACATTCTTAGGCAAAACTAGAGCGTTACATGCTTGGGTTGCTTTATCTGGAACTAAATTTTTAGGATTAGGAACAACTTTAAAATACTATATTAAAGAAGGTGATAACTTTAATGATATCACCCCTATAAGAAAAACTTCCACTAACAGCATCACTTTTGCTGCTACTAATGGCAGTTCTACTATCACAGCTACTGACTCTTCTCATGGAGCTGTAGTAAATGATTTCGTCACTATTTCTGGGGCTGTCAGTCTTGGAGGTGTGGTTACTGCTGCGGTTTTAAACCAAGAATATCAAATAGTTTCTGTCCCTAGTACAAATACATATACTTTTGTGGCTAAAGATACTGACGGTGCTGCAGTCACAGCTAACAGTAGTGATAGCGGTAACGGTGGTTCTGGTGTTGATGGCAGTTATCAGATTAACGTAGGTCTAGATACATATATTCAAAGTACAGGTTGGGGTGTCGGTACTTGGGGTGCCAGCACGTTTGGTAGCTCTAGTGCTATTTCTGCAAACAATCAATTAAGGTTATGGACACATGATAATTTTGGAGAAGATTTAATTTTGAATCCAAGAGGCGGTGGTGTATACAGATGGGTAGAAAACAATGGAACATCAACGAGAGCTGTTGAACTTGCTACTACTTCTGGAGCGGTTAATGTCCCAACACTAGGATTACAAGTTATTACATCTGAAAAAGACAGACATTTAATTGTACTAGGAGCAGATCCCATGGACGGTAGTTCTCGCAGCGGTGCTATAGATCCCATGTTAATTGCTTTTAGTGATCAAGAAAATCCTTTAGATTTTGAAGCACTGTCTACTAACACTGCTGGCAGTTTACGTTTAGATTCTGGTAGCTCTATTATCGGAGCAGTGAAATCTAGGCAAGAGTTATTAATATGGACAGACACAGCTCTGTACAGTATGCAATTTATTGGACCACCGTTTACTTTTGGCATAAATCTTATTAATGAAAACACAGGTTTAATGGCTCCAAAAGCAGCAGTTACTGCTCCTACTGGAGTGTTTTGGATGGGTTATGATAATTTTTACGCATATACTGGTGCGGTAAAAAAAGTGCCGTGCACAGTTTTAAGTTACGTTTTTGATGATTTTAACTCAAGTCAAGCATTTAAAACTTTTGGTTTTACTAACACTAAATTTGACGAAGTAGGTTGGTTTTATTGTTCTTCAAGCAGTGAAGAGATAGATAGATACGTGACCTATAACTATGCTGAAAACGTGTGGACTTATGGTCAATTAGTGAGACATGCTTGGATTGACTCTGGTGTATCAAGTTCTCCTAGAGCTACGACGGACAATTATCTCTACACCCATGAATCAGGTTTTGATGCTGATGGTAGCCCTATGACTAATGTGTTTATAGAATCTAGCGATTTTGATATAGCAGACGGAGAACAATATGCATTCATATCAAAAATGATTCCAGACTTTAAGTTTTTAGCTAATAGTTCTGGTGGAACAGTTAATTTAGTTTTAAAAACTCGTAATTTTCCAGGAGATTCCCTCACTACATCAAACACCTCTTCTGTATCGAGTGATACGCAACAGACACACATAAGAGCTAGAGGTAGACAGGCTGTTTTACGTGTAGAATCTGACGATGATAATGTAAACGGTAATACAGCTACAGGATGGAGACTAGGTGCTACTCGAATGGAAGTTAGACCAGATGGTAGAAGATGAGCAAACTATTACAAACCAGACTTCCCATAGAAATGGAAGAAAGTGTCAGTGGATCAACATACAATCGATTAGTTAGGATATTAGAAATAAATTTAGGAGAGTTTGATCCTGATAATATAAGGCAAATAAACACAACAGAAAGGGATAAACTAAAATTCAATGAAGGCAGTATAGTATGGAACACGGACATTGGTGCGTTACAGGTATATAAAGGACTATACTGGGAAAATATTTCAACACCTACAACACCAAAAGGTTTTGAGGCAGTCGGTAGTGTAGGTAAAGTTACATTTAAACTAGGTGGGGACACCACTATAACATTATAGAGGACGATATGAGAATAAAAGGTGTAAAAGTAGATAAACTTAACAAAAGACAACAAACAGCTTTGAAAAAACACGCGAAGCACCATACTAAAAAACACGTTAATAATATGGTCACAGCGATGAATAAAGGTGTTACTTTCACACAATCCCACAAAGACGCTATGAAGAAAGTTGGTGTTTAGAATATACAATTAAATTAAAAAGAGGTAAACTAATTACATGAGTTTATCAGGCATTGAAAGTATAGCGATACACGGTAGATTTGGAGACACTATGGTTGGTCACCTTTCTACTGGTGAGATGGTCTTGCCAAGACCGATAGCAAACGATCCTACATTAAAACGTGCACTATTTAATGCGTTTGACAGACATGATTTAGACCCACATCAATACACCGTCGGTCACGACAATAACTCTATAAACCCTATAACTGGTGCGCCAGAGTTCGGTGTCAAGGATTTCCTTAAAAAGATAGCACCGACCGTAGGTCGTGTTATAGGGTTCGCTGTCGGTGGACCTGGAGGTGCTGCGATAGGTGGTGGGTTAGGTACTGCTGCCTCAGGCGGTAATAGAGAAGATATACTTCAATCTACAGCACTTTCTTATGTTGGCGGTAATATGGCTCAAGGTGCAGGAGTTCAAGGTGGTCTTGGGTTTGAAGAAGGTATCGCTTCATTAAATCCTTTCGGTGATAATTTTATAGGATCTACCATAGGCGAAGCAACACCTGGAAGTGGAGAAGGTATCGGTAGTTTCTTTCAAGATGTAGGCGCGACAGGACGAGCAGCACTCACAGACTCTACGTTACCAGAAGGCTTTAAACTAGGTGACAGATTTAAAGATTTAAGTGCATTACAAAAATTAGGTGTAGGTGCTACAGCGATGGCGGGGTTAGGTGGGTTTAATACAGATGATAGCCCTGCTAGAATGCCTGCTCCTACTGGTGAACTAGATGGATATTTACAGAATCCATTAACACCCGCAACTATTCCTACTCAGTTAGGAACGCAAGGAACACCTATGATTGGAACAGGTAGTCAAACTAGACTACCTTCGTCTTCTATGGCTGCATTAGATCCATCAGTTTCTAGGTTTTTCGAAGAAATAGTAGACGAAGACGACCAGTTTGTCAACCTTATGTTCCCTGCATTTGATCCGTTACAAGTAAAAAATGGCGGTAATATAGCTAAGAATGAGTTAGACTTAAGAAGAACAGGTGGAGATATACAAGATTCAGAAGGTGCGGGAGACGTGGACACTGTAAATGCTAAGTTAGCAGACGGTGAGTTCGTACTTACTAAACAAAGTGTTAAAGGCATCGGTGACGGTAATCATGAAAAAGGTATTGAAAGACTATACAATTTTATGGACTTTAATGAAAACAAAGCAATGGAAATGGGACTAGGAAGAGCATAATGGCAGTAGAAGAAGGTTTTTTAAGACAAGAGAGATTACCCCCTAATTTTGTAGCCCAAATGTTCAGTGGTGTGCCAGGACAAAACGTTCCTGGAATCATGCCTCTGCTAAATCAAGAAATGGTTAATAGAATGATGGGCTTTGGGGTGGCTGGAGCTAATCCATACACTTATCAAGGTGAAAGAATAGCAGGATTCACACCTGCTCAGCAAGAAGCTATGAGGCTATCTGCCGAAGGAGTAGGTTCATACAGTCCATACTTAGCTAGATCAGAAGCTATAACAGAAGGAGCTTTAGCTGATCTCACAGACTCTTACGGTAGAGGTTCTAATTTATTACAACAGTCTATAGCCCAAGGATCTGCGCCTATGCAAGAAGGTCTAGGGATGTTAAGACAAGCAGCAGACGTCGGTGCTGGTACTACACAGGCTTTCACTCCTGGAGATATAACTCCTTTTTCTAACCAATATCAAAGTCAAGTAGTAGACCAAGCACTTGATGATGTCTCAAGAAGATTAGCAGAAACTGATATATCTAATAGAGCTATGGCAATAGGCAAAGGCGCAGGGTTCGGTGATAGAAGCGGACTACAAAGAAGTGATGCTAGAGCAGATATAGCAAGAGGGGCGATGCAAGGTATAGGTGGTTTAAGAATGCAAGCCGAAGAAGCAGCAGCAAACAGAGCTCAAACATCATTTGAAAATCAACAAGCACGTCAAGCAAACCAAGCTAGATTACTAGGATCCACAGCAGGTGGAATGGGTGCTCTGGGCGGTGGACTAGCTAACTTATACGGTAATGTGGGCAAAAACATGTTCGGTATAGGTGCTCAGTCAGGTCAGTTAGCAGGTAACTTAGCTGCACAGATAGGTAACTTAGGTGGAGCGCAACAAGGTTTGATGGGCACAGACATAGCTAGACTATACGGTGCTGGCGGTCAACAACAGAACTTAGCTCAACGAGGACTAGATCTAGACTACGGTAACTTTGTCGGAGGTTATAACTTACCACTACAGAGCATAGGTCAAATAGGTCAATTAGCTGCAGGTTTCGCACAGCCACTAGGTGGTACAACCATACAGCAGACTTCTCAAAGTAACCCTACTAATCCATTAATGCAAGCAGCAGGTACAGCATTGGCAGCATACGGTGCTATGCAAGGGCAACCTCAAAGAGTGCCAGGAGCATGAGTGTAGAAATAATGAGGATGGCACAGGACGGGATTCCTGTTGATCAAATCTCTGCAATGACAGGTCAACCACCTGAGATGATTAACGCTATTCTTTCAGGCGGGAATCGAGGGGTGGGTATCTCAGGCACTAACATCATGGATCCTTTAGCTCAATATGGTTCTCCTGAATTAATAAATAAGATTTCTACTAATATGATGGATCAAGGTCTTGATGATGCTGATGCAACTGACATGCTAGGCGGTGCAGTTTCGGCTGGTGTTGTAGCTAATGAAAACAGCGTAGAGCAAGATGCAAAAAACTCTTCGAATAATATGGATGCAATTAGAACTGCAAGTGACATTTATAACTTATCTCCACAAGACAATACAGAAACTAATAAAATATACATGGATGCATTATCAGATTATTTAGATACAAGTACAGAAGATATAAAAAAACTTGTACCAGAACCCGATAAAGCTCTTCCTTATTTAGTTGCTGGTGCAGCAATGATTAACTCAGGTGAAAAAGGTGACAGTTGGGGGTCAGCTTTATCTAATGCATTTTTACAATATGCGGTAGGTTCTAATAAAGAGAAAAAAGAATATCGTAATGCATTAGCTAGTATAGATATGAACAAAGCTAAAGCTATGCAAGGTCTTGCTAGTAGTTTATTCCTTGAAGACGCAAAACTGCAAAAATCTCTCGGTCAAAAAATGATTAGTGCAGATGCTCAGTTGTATGAAGTATCAGTAGATGGAGTAAGGCTAGATAGACCAGTAGCTTACAGAGATTTTGAACTTATAACCTACAGAAACAATCCACAACTGGGTGTAGATATACTTGGTAAATGGACAGAGGATAAAGGCACTTTAAAAAATTACACTGTAACAGATAAAAACGATAAACGAATAGTAATAGGTTTAACCGAAGCTCAAGTCAAAAGATATCAAGAGGAAGGTACATACAAAGATATACAAGTTGGAGATCAATTAGCAGGCGCAAAATTTTTCCATATCGATGGTCAAGATGTATTGACTACTACGGAAGACGCTATGGCACAAAGAGACGCAGGTGCTGATGTTAGTAAAACAGCAAGTATGATGGAAGCATTTGATACTACTACTAATGTTAATACTTGGGTTTCTCCCGCTACAATCAAAGCTCAAAATAAGGCAGGAACTACTCGGTACATACCTTTAAGTAATTCTATCGCTTTTTCTATGGACTCTAACGGTAATCCGACTTTAGCATATGGTCATGAATCATTTATACAAGGCGCAGCAGGTGAAAAAGCTAACAGGGAAGAGTTAAAACAATTTAACGAGAAGTATCAAGCTGCTGCGTTCAATAGAGATAGAATCCTTTCAACTATAGACACTTTGAGAGACATACACTCTTACGCAGAAAACCAAGGATCAGACATACTTTTCGGTCTTGCAGGAGATGGTGTTAAATTCGGTAGATCTGTGCTCACTACTGCAAACCAGTTAGGGGAGTTATTCTCTAAAGGTAATAATTTTAATTTCTATGAGAGTAAAACTGCAGACGGAGAGATCGTACAAGGTACGTCTGTGAAAATGAATCAAGGTAATTTTAAAAATATGATTTATGACAGTCCTGAATTTCAAGAAGCCATGAGCTCAGGTATGGGTCAGTATTTAATAGAGTCTGGATTAAATAAAGTAGAAGCAGAAAATTTAATATTTAGACTTGCTTTATCAAGTGCTATGTTAGAAGGTCAAAAAGGAAGAGACATATCGGATAGAGATATCATACTCTGGTTGAGACAAGCTGGAGAAGGTGCGAATGACAAAAGAGAATTTTTTAGAATAATAGATAACTTAGAGTATTACGCTGTTGACTATGTGGATAAACTAGAGCAACAAGTAAGCAGAAGTCCGTACAGAAAAGCTAACCCTGATGGACCAGGCACAATAGGTGTGTTAGAGGATGCTTACGGGAGAGAAAATGGTATTTTCGCTAAAGATAAAACGTATATTCCAACTCCAGGAAATAGAATAGACGGTAATCCGTATGAATCAATAGAAGAAAGAAGGGTACGTTTACGAGATAGAAGAGGTCCAGGGAGAACAGCTACGGGTTCAACAGGAGAACAGTTTGTAGTTCCAGAATCAGGTATGGCACCGTCTGGTGTAGGTAATACAACAGTCGATGGACTAATGAGAGAAGTTTTAAGAAGTTCAGTACCGTTAGGAAGAATGGCAAATTTGAGACAAAACAATCGACAAAGTTATGAATTATTAAGAAAGTATATATTAGAGCTAAAAGATAAAGACCCAGAAGTTATGAAATTACTAGGAGCACAGTAGTGGCTAGTCCACAAGACAATATAG